ATCGAAACCAATAAACGCGGACTTGGGGAATAAAGATTGTACTCTAGTCATGTTACTTTAACTCCTGTTAAGCAAGTTATGATATAGGACCCGACTATTCGGCATCCTATATAATATATAGTACTTTACGGAGCTAAAGTCAACAGTTAACTGTTATTTTTTCTACCAATGTTGTATTTTGCTACAAGTTCCCATTCAGCTTTTTCCTTGAATGGTAACACCTTAATCTGATTCAAAGGTGCAACGTTTTCACTTGTCTTACTCTGATCAACAAGATCAATCAGATCCCATTGGTCAACCAAGTTAGAAATCGTATTGCGACGAGCTTTGTCTTCTTCAGAAAAGTTAGTTGGCTTTCCATCAAGTGCAAACAGTTCTTTAAAATGAACGATGTAGTATTTGCCTTGTTTATGGAGAATGTGGCAGGATTGATATAGTTTTTTTTCTTTGATAGATGCTACACCAATACGTGTAAGTGTCTCTCTAACTTTCAAAAAATCATCATCTTTTTTCAGCTTGACCTCTACCAGGTCATCAATAGCAATAGACATTATTATTATTCCTCACAACTTTGAAGTCTATCTTTAATACATTGTAACTGTTCAGTAGTTAGAACCTTGAGGGCTTGTTCTGCTTTAGAATCACTACACTTGTAATATGATTGTACAGCTTCAAAGTCATCATTATTAATCTTTTTGTGCCACTTACTGAACCGTTTCTTAGATCGTATACTATTTATAAAAAAGTCAAACTGGAGACTTTTATCGAGATGAGAGTTCATATTCATCTCATTAGCATACAAAATCGTATCAGGAAAATATGATAGACCTTTGTTTACTAGGAACGGTTGGTATCCTTGCTCGGCCAACTCATCGTTGTTACTGCCGTGCACTAGATTTTCTTTTGTGTAGTTGATTGCGTTTAAGTAGTCAAATGGGTTGCTCATTTGAATTCACAGTCCATCATTACATGCGTCAAGAATGCAACTAAGTTAATCTCCTGATCAACAGCAAAAGCTGATTTGTATTGATAGTCTGCAATATGAACAACTACTTGTGGAATAGACTCTGACTTTAGATACTGATATGCTTGGTCGTATAGCTTACGAAAGATCATACTACTATCGATATCACTATTCTCTCCCACCCACTTACGCATCTCGGTAAACTCTTTCTGCTTTAGAAAGCCTACAAGAGTTGTAATACTATCATCAGATTGAGTTAGTACACCTGTATCAATTGCACCTAATACAGAACCTTGTTGTAGTGTGTTCCATACACGTCGGAAGTCTGGAAACTTCTGTTGTACAATCTCAGCGACCACCTTCTTGTTATACTCGATACCATTGTCATCAAGTACACCAATAGTACGCTTAAACATTTGCATAGCAAGTTCAGGCTTCTCACTGTTCTTAAACTTAAAGTCAATAATAGAACAACGAGATTGTAACGGATCAATAATACGATTCTTAAAGTTACAGGTTAGAATGAATCCACAGTTAGAGGAATACTCTTCCATAAAGTTACGAAGAGCTGGTTGTGTAGATTGTGCATTCAGATAGTCTGCCTCATCGAGAATCACATACTTACGACCGCCTGCAAAAGATACAGAAGATGCATAGTCTTTGATAAGTGTTCGCAGAGTATCGATATTACGGCCTTCAAGTGATCCATTAATCATAATGTAATCACGGCCAAGCTGTTCTAGTAGAGCCTTAGCTATTGTAGTCTTACCTACACCAGCACCACCAGATAGAATGAGATTAGGAACATCTCCTTCTTTAACAAATGCATTGAATATACTTTTCAATTCTGCTGGTAGAATACATTCGTCTACAGTCTTAGGTCGATACTTTTCTGTCCATAGAAAGTCTTGCTTATCCATTGCTACGCTCCGATACAATCCAGTAAGTGTGAGTGCTATTATGGAATTGAATAACACGATCACTAACTGTTACATTGTATTCGGAAGGTAGAATCTTCACTACATTCTCTGTCTTAACATTGATAGTGAAATCATTTTCGATAGCACCTTCAATGTCTAGATCAAATGTATGGGATGTTGGATCCTTCGAGTCTGTTGTTCCTACTTTCAACTTACCACCAACTGACACAAGTCGAATCATATCTGTCTGCAATACACTTGCAGCACGAATCAAGTTAGTCAGTTGTGTGTTGTTCAAAGTAAAGGAACATACAGGGTTCTCTACATCAATCTTATTGGTGATTGGTGCAACAACCATCGTAGGGTCGGCATATGTATAGTTTACATTACCAGATTTAGATTTAATCTCTACACTCTTTTCACTAAACATCAAGTCTGGTTCTTCGAGCATTGAGATAAGGCCCAAGAACTTGCTTAGTTCATAGATGCAGAAAGGTTGGTCGAAGACTTCTTCTGTAATCATCCGAGCAATGATTGTCTTGGAAGGAGACATTGTTACAATCTCACTCCCAGGATTGACAACCAAAGAAGGGTTGATCTGGCTAAAGTTCTTCAAAGTGTTCACAGTATCATTACAAAGTTTCATCATTTATTGCCCCGGGGTCTTTTGTTTACCAAGTTTATCAATATCAGCTGTTGCGCTAGCACCAAGCTGAGCAAGGTCCGTCAACGATCCACCAAATACATATGAGCCCATATGCTGGAGGTTCATCCATGGACAGTACCAGACTTTCATATCAATCTTACGTGCCCACTGACAGAACATATAATCTTCTGACAGATAGCGATTGGAGTCTGGACAGATCAATGCATCAAAGTAAGCAGTAATCTGACGTGTACCATCAAAGTGTTTGGTACGAACATGGTCTGGCTTATACTTCAGCTCAGGATAAGCTTCAGCAAACTTCTCAAATGTATTCCTACGAATCATCATAAAGCCAGTACCAGCTTCTAACACTTCTACAGGTTGATCTAGAGGAATGTTTGTACCACTTACAGGATTAAATACATAGTCGCCAATGTATCTCTGAAGCTGCTCAGGATTCTCATCACCAAAGCCTTTATCAACAGCATCCTTTACCTTCTCCCATGAAACACATTTCTTAGGATAAGGACCACAGATGACATCATATTCATCATCGTCAGGATTCTCACTTTGGATAGCTGCCAAGGTCAATACATCGTTGGGATCAAATCCAATATCTGAATCAATAAACATAAGATGTGTACAATCACTACGTAGGAATTCATCCACACAATAGTTACGTGCACGTGTAATCAACGACTCATTAAACAGATAAAAGAATCTAATATCCATTTCCCACTGTTGCCCGAGAGCTGAGAGATCTACAGACGACTTAGTGTACATACCAGCACACTGCCCACCATACATAGGTGTAGCTACCATAATCTTTCTTTTTTGTAGTTGTTCTTTACTGATACTAACTTCCATAATATTTTAGTTCCTCTGTTACCATTTCTTCAATTAGTGTATCTAAAGTATACTTTGGACTCCACTCTAAGTCAACACGAGCTTTGTTGGAGTCACCTAACAGCAGATCAACTTCTGCTGGTCGGATAAATTTAGGATTAATCTTGATGACCTTATTGATATCAAGATACAAGTGATTACATACAATCTGAGCAAACTCTTGCACAGTATGAGTTTGTTCCATTGAGAGAACATAGTCATCGGCTTTGTCTTGTTGCATCATTAGGTACATACCTTCGACATAGTCTTTAGCATGTCCCCAGTCACGCTTAGCATCCATGTTGCCCATTTCAACATGATCCAGATCACCGTTCTTCACTTTGACTAGATTGTGTACGAGCTTACGTGTGACAAACTCTACACCACGTAATGGTGACTCATGGTTAAACAAGATACCATTACAAGCAAACATATCATAAGACTCACGATAGTTTACTGTCATCCAATATGCAGCCAACTTAGCAACACCATATGGAGACCGTGGGTAGAATGGTGTTGTTTCAGACTGTGGAATATCTTGAACAGAGCCAAACATTTCCGATGTACCAGCTTGATAGAACCTAACATCATCTTCCATATGAAGTGATCTCATCGCCTCTAGAATGCGGCTAGGACCCATATAGTTGCAGTCTGAAGTGTATATCGGCTGTTCGAACGATAAGTGCACAAAAGATTGTGCCGCTAGGTTATTCT